TGGGTTGGAGTTTGGGAAGCGTAATTGGTTTGGCCTATTGCTTGGTTCTGAGTCGACTGTTGACCCTGGAACGGGAATTGGACTGGTGAACTCAGGAGCCCTACCACCTTCGTAAACGCGTCCTTGTAAGGGTTCTCCGCTTGTGGGGCTGCCTGTTGTGGCTGGGGGCTGTACTGAGTAGGGTTGTATGGGTTGTTGTTGATTCCCATCTGCGCTTGCACTTGTGGTGCTGGTGCCGCCATCGGCTGGGATGGAGCCACCCATTGGGTATTCCCTGAAACGACCGGTGCCTGCGCCGCTGTCTGAGCCACGTAGCCTGTCTGCTGGGTCTGGGATACTTGGGGTTCCGATTGGATCGGCGCTGCGGTATCGGCCTGCATAAGTTACCTCTTTTTGTAAACTTTCTAATGTTCTATATAAGAATGGGGTTAAATCCAATCTTGGGTCAGCTGCCATCGGTAAGTTAGGCTGCTGAGGATGTGGTGTTCGCATTTCTTGATTTATTAGATCAATAAATTGCGAATATGCTCTCTGTACTTCACCCACCATTCGGAACGGGAATCCAGAGAGCATTGCTGCAACTTCGTCGTCCGTTTTCGATGGGAATAAATACTTCAGTGCTTCTATGCTATCAACGCCTAATTCTTGAAGGTTACGAGTAAATATTGATGAATTAAGTTTGTCTTGAGTTGTATCTTCATAAACAGGTCCCATCCATCTCCATAAAACCGTTCTATCTCCATCAGGAGCAAGTCCTAATACACCTTCTGGTATCTCTTTAGTTTCGACTGCAACATTAATGGCTTCCTGTATTTTTTGTTCATATTTTGCCTTTTGTTTATCATATTTTTCTAAAGCTTTATCGTCAGGATTTTCTGGTAATTTTGGATATTTTATACCTGCTGCGAATGCAAGTGATTTTCTAAAAATCTGTTCTTCTTGAAAAATAATTAATTCAAAAACTCTACAAATACCATATTGATAAATCTGTAAACATTTCTTTTTAGCTGTTGCACTTACACGTCCATAAGCAGATTTTATTTCGGTTGCCGTTACATTGGTGATAGATAGATCATCAATACCACCTAAAGCTAATCTAATCTCACTTCTTAATTGTTCTGAAAATCTAGCTTGGTCAGAACTTACTGCATTAGGTGTAATAAAGCCTACTCTGTCTGAAGGTTCTAAATTAGCAATAACTCTTGGAACTCTCATTCCACTCCCTGGTTTACCTACATAGCCGGGTTGTTGACGTGTTATTGGATCTTGTTTATATGTCGAACTAAACAAATTAACGTCAGATTGAAAACCAGATTGGCTAGAGATACTTGGTCTTTGAACAGTATCACCATCGCTTTCAACAATATCAGATTTTGGTCTGGAAGAAAGTAAAGTTGGATTACCAAAGAAAGATAAGTTTGCTCTTATATTTTTAACCATTTCATCATGAGCCATTATCTGATTAGCTAAGAAATCAAACTCACCACTTCCATCAGTTCCAAAAGCATCAGGATTATTAAATACTTCTACACATGGAATGAATTCCATAGTATTCTCAACTATTTTTTTATCAAATCCTGCAAAATTTACATTTTCACTATCAAAAGTAATTTCTTGTTCACTATGTATTTCTTCTATTTCACTAACTGTAATTTTCAATCTCATATATCTTTTATCTGTATTTAAACCAACCCCTGCAAAACCTTTTGAAGATCTTACTTTGTAAGGATAGATAATTATTACCTCTTCTAAATCTCCTTCAGGTGAATAATATGTCCTGTAAGAATCTTTATTAAACCAATAAATTCTATAAGATCTTTCAGTAGGTCTTATATAAAATAACCCTTTTCCGTATGCTAAAAATCTATCCCAAATAGCATCTAATCGTGCATCTAACTGATTAAACTTTATTACTTGTTGAACAAGATCAAATCTTTGTGTACCAAAATTATCTTGTTGAGGATAAAATTCAACTCCCTGCCTTATCCCAAACATTTTCATTTGGGATAAATGAGAACTGATAAGCATCGTATCTGCTGTTCCTCGGCCATCTCTATTTATGACCGATTTAAGCATATCGTCTAGGACAGTTTTGCTATTACTTTCACTCATTAGATTCGAAGTTGATACTATTGATCAATGTCATAACCAGCATGTAATCTTTTAAGTTTGATTTCATCTCCCTCACATTCTACCTCAAATCTTTCATTTGGTTGCAATGCCATGTCATGACATAACTCATCAGGTAGAAGAATTACAGCAGATCCATATTGATCTTGCTCTAATTCTAGATTGTAATAAGTAGGTGACATTTAATGTTGTTAGTAATAGTTTAAGTCGTCAATACTCTAACTCAAGTTTTCCGCGAGTCATTAACCCATTACATAGCCAAACTAAGGCATCTACGCAATCGTCATGTGAGCTAACCCCAAAATTAACTATTTCATCTGTAAGTGGACCAAACTTTCTAAATTTATTAAAAATAATTTTTCGTTGTTCAAATAAACCCATAATCCCTCTAAATCTGGCAACTTTGTCTCCTCTAAAACCTTTTACTGGATGCCAGATTAAATTATGTAATCCATGATCACCTAGACAAATTCTTTTAAAATCTGCTTCTAAAGAAGCTTGATAAGCAACAGCTTCAGACCAAATGTGAGTTGAAGCTCCTGTAGGAAAATAAGACTTGTCATCTTTATAAACAATTCCCCATTCTTCCATCATTTCCATTAATAATTCTAATTTTTCTAAATTACCCATTACCCTAACTCTTTTACAATCAATAACATGAATTTTATCTTTTACTCGACCGCCCATAACAAAAACTGTATAATCATTTTGTTCTCTTATTCCTGCAGATAAATCAACTCCTACACCAAGAGCATCAAAGTCTGTAGCAATAGTTCCTTTAACAATTAAGTCTGGTGATAATGATAATTCACTAGTTTGTACTATCTGATTTTGATATTGAAAACTAAAAGCTACTGGAGCAACTCTTCTTCTTTCTTCTAAATATTTTAATGACCACATATCAGGCCAATAAGATATTTCTTCTCCCTCATCATCTACAGTTATAGCTGATTGTATTATTTGAGTCCATCCGTTTGATGGTAGAAAGGCTCTTGCATGTATATCATCATGACGAAATCTTGTACCTAAACAAATTGCTCTTGCACCTTCAAACATAGTTGGAACAATAACTGCGTTCCAGTTATCTTCCATAGCTTGTCTAATATCTTTATTCTTAATATCATCAGAACTTTTTATAGCATCATCAATAATACATAGATGAGATCTTTTGGAAGTAACCGCACCTTTTAAACCTGCACAACATACACTGAATTCCTCCTCACCTGTAGATTTAATACCTGCAAACTTCCAATCAATACTCCAATATTCATTAGAATTTATTCCTTTTGCTATTTTTACTGTAGGGAAAATCTCTTTATAATTTTTACTTTCTTCTATTATTCTTTTTATCGCTGCACTCTTTGGACGAGCAACATCAACTGTATATGAAATATATAAAATTTTTAAAGGTAATTTATGTAAAGCATGAATTCCAATAGCCCAAGCTGTGTATAAACCTAAAACTGTAGACTTTGCAGATCCTCTTGGAGCAAGAATATCAATATTAGGTCCGGCAATACCACGCAAACAAACACTATCATCTCCAGTACATAAATATTTATGCCATTCCATATGATGTTCGGCTGGAGGTTTTCCCCCTACAACATCACAAAAATAGGCAAAATCTTTTTGCGCTCTTTTTATATCAATATTTGAAGTTTTTTTTACTACTTGTTGTTTAGCAGCTGCACGAGCTGTGCGTCTGTAAACACTGTAAATACTTGTACCTGCCATGAACGTAGCATAGCGTATTAATCTTTAAGATTCTTCCTGTAGTATTTTTGTCCATACTCCCATTGAAGCTTCTTGTAAAGGTCCCTCTATAGGATCATCTCTAAATATACTTAACATCTCTCTCAAAGCCCTGTCAGCACCTGCAAGTATTAATCCTTGTTTATCCATCAATACTTTCTTATCTTCTATTTGTTTTATTGCACCACGTAATTCTTTTTGTAACATTGCGATACGTGCAGCACCCATATCTTGTTTAACAAGACCCATCTCTATTGCATCACGCAACTTCTGAATATCTTGTTGCATGTTGTCTATTTCGTATTCTAAAACTTCGTTAAAATTTCGTTTTTTAAATTCTTTTTCAGACCATTCATTGCATTCAACTATTGTCCCTTGAAAACCAAGAAAACGGGAAAATAAATATATTTGAATTGGAGAACTTGTCTTTTTACAAAATTGAAGAAAGGATTCACGGTCTTTAGAAGTTAAACTGTGAATCCATTGCTTCATACTCTGTACTGGCTTTGAGCCTGTTCGAAATCTCTATTCTCTTTATAGCGACGGAACATCTCTTTTTGCAAGTCAGTTGTTCTTTGTTCCTTACCTGTTTCACGAGTCAGTGCTCTATCTTCTTCACCTGCAGTTTGTAAACCTCTTCTATATTGAAGTCCAGTTTCTGCAACTTCAGCACGACGCTCTTGGCCTGAAACTCTTGCTGTTGCACGAGTTTCTTCACCAGTAGTTTTCGCTGTAAGTCTGTCTTCTGCACCGAAGGACTGAGCCTGTCTGATGTTTTGAGTTGTAAAGAACTCTCTGTTAGCTCTATCTAACTGAGCACCTAACTCCATGTTTAGACGTTGCTGTTTACCACTTACTTCATTAAGTGCGGTCTGACTAGCCAACGCTTGAGTAGGCACCTGAGTAGTAGGTGCGGGAGGTGGTGGAGCTGGTGGATATATTATCTGTGGAGGTGGTGGAGAACGACGACCCATATTAAATCAATCCTTTGTAATTAAATTTTAGCGTTAGTTAACCAAACTGTCGCTGCATGCCAAGACCGGCAAATCTTGTAGCGGCATCCTGTTGAGCAGCTACACCTAATGCTCTTCTGTATTCAGAATCTGCAGCTAGGTTTTGTTGTTCTTGTTTTGACTTCATTATTCTTTGAATATTAGAAGGTGTTGCTTCCATTTGGAATAAACCTCTAATTAATCTATCTTGAGCT